GGTTCCTGGGACATAGTCGCTGGTGGTATGTTCGACGACGTGTGGGACGCGAAGCGACATGTCGTTCCGAATTTCGACGTTCCCAGTAGCTGGCGTATCTATCGTGCCTTCGACTGGGGATCTACCGCGCCGTTCTCGGTAGGCTGGTGGGCAGAGTCCGACGGTAGCGACTTGAAGCTGAGGGATGGACGTGTCTGCTCCACGGTTCGAAGAGATCTGTTCCGTATCGCCGAGTGGTACGGGTGGAACGGCGAGCCGAACGAGGGTCTTAGGATGGTCGATACGGACATCGCGAAGGGCATTATCGAGAGGGAGCTCACGATGGGGATACACGACAGGTGCAAGCCGGGACCGGCAGACGCGTCTATCTTCAAGACAGAAAACGGAGTGTGCATAGCAAAAGGTCTACAGACGGCAGTCTATGTGAGGGGTAAGAAGCGGAGGATCCAGTTCCTACCCAGCAACTCGGCACCGGGCACGCGAAAAATGGGCTGGGCACTGATGCGAGAGAGATTTCTCGCTGCTAATCCGGGGCCAGAGCATCGGGGACCAAGAGAGTTTCCGGGTCTGTTTTGCCTCGAGAGGTGCCACCAGTTTCGTCGAACCGTGCCCGTTCTGCCTCGAGACATGGACAAAGATCCCGATGATGTCGATAGTAGTGTAGAGGACCACATTGGCGATGAGTCTCGCTACATGGTGGTGTTCTCTGGCTGGAAGACTAAAGGCGGACGCTTGAGGGGAGTGGCCTCATGATACTCGAGATACGAGATGATGGTGAGAACGAGACTTCTGGTCCGATGGGACATAGAGTTCGTGGTCCGGCTTGCCCACATTGTCGGGAAAGCATAGATAGTGTGTGCAGCAGTGATTTGTTTGGGAAAGGTGCCCACAATGGCCAGATCTACTTCTGTCCGAACTGTAGAGTCATTTTAGGAATAAGATAATGAGCTTAGATACGAAACATCCGCTGTATGGGAAGCGTCTGGCAGACTGGGAGCTGATGGAGGACTCCTATCACGGCGAGAGAGTAGTTAAGGAGAAGCACGTCAAGTACCTACCGGCTACGCCGGGACAGATTCTGGACGGTATGAGCGCCAACCAGGACGGGTATAGAAACTACCAAGCCTATAAGATGCGAGCCAGATTCCCGGACTTCGTGTCCCAGGCCGTGGAGGCGCTTCTCGGTATTATGCACCACAAGCCGGCAACGATCGAGCTTCCCGAGAAGATGGAACCACTCCGGGAGGAGGCGACTATCCGAGGTGAGTCATTACAGATGCTTATCCGTAGGGTCAACGAGCACCAGCTGGTAACTGGTCGGCTCGGGCTGCTGGCTGATATCCCGGACGGCGCTCCGGTTGGGGTGCTGCCCTACATCGCCATGTACAAGGCTCTTGACGTTATCAACTGGGACGAGGAGGCTCGGGACGAGCAGTCCCGCAAGCAGCTCAACTTCGTAGTCCTCAACGAGAGTAAGTGGGTGCGGGAGGAGTTCAAGTGGAGCTTCAAGAATAAGTATCGCGTCCTGCTGCTCGGTGAACTGGAGAACGCCACCGGAGACGTCTACCAGATGGGACTATTCGAGGGCGACAAGGACGCTACGTTCAACGAGTCGGTACTTATCACACCATCTGTTGCGGGTAGGACTCTGGAGAAACTACCGTTCGTCATCATCAACAGCACCGACATCGTTGCCGAGCCGGACGATCCTCCTCTTCTGGGCCTTGCGAACTTGAGCATGGTTGTCTACCGAGCTGAGGCAGACTATCGGCAAAACCTCTTTATGCAGGGTCAGGACACTCTGGTCGTTATTGGCGGGACCGACAGCGATGAGGTACGTGCCGGGGCTGGGGCTGTCCTGAACGTTGCTCAAGGTGGGGACGCTAAGTACATTGGTGTCGGCTCGACAGGACTCAAAGAGATGCGTGAGTCTCTGGTGAACGACAGGAAAGAGGCTGCCGCAAGTGGTGGTAAGCTGCTCGACACACAGAACCGGGAGGCCGAGTCTGGCGAGGCGCTTAAGATACGTGTCTCGGCACGAACTGCCTCGTTGAACCAGATAGCTATGGCTGGGGCCGAGGGTGTGCAGACGATTCTACGGACGATCGCTATCTGGGTTGGGGCCGATCCTGAGAAGGTCGTAGTCACTCCGAATCTCGACTTCGCCGACGATACGCTCGATGGTAGGACTCTGGTGGAATACATGACTGCCAAGCAGCTGGGTCTGCCGTGGTCAAAGGAGTCCATCCATCGTAAGCTACAGGAGAAGGATCTTACGGAGATGGAGTTTGAAGAGGAGATGGCGGCTATAGAGGCTGAAGGGGATGGGGACGGGGACGATGGACCAGGACTGTCTGAAGATGACGATACTACTGGAGATCAGGACTAATTCTCTCTGTAGGCAGTGAGTATGGGAGCTGATGAAGGCATCCAGAGAAATTGCTCTCCTACGAGCACTTCTCGCGGCTCAATGTCAGTCAGCGGGAGAAAAAGAGGTTATCTACCAGGCAGCAGGTGCGGCTACTGGACTAACAGTAACGTTCGACGTCTATAAGCCTGATCAGACCAAGGACACGTTCCAGTCAGGAACTGCTGTACCAATCGGTGCGACAGGCCGATACTATATAGCGTTCAGTGCAGACGGGCCAGGTTGGTTCGTTCTGATTGAGGATAGTAATGGTGGGAAAGCCGTAAAGTATTTTTAGGAGTAAGAAATGGCTAAGACATTCGAGGTTATCTACCAGGCAGCTGGGGCTGCGACAGGTCTAATGGTCCAGGTCGACGTGTTCAAACCAGACAAGTCCCAGGACTTGACGCAGTCGGGTGTAGCTACCGAGATCGGTACGACAGGTCGGTACTACAAGTCATTTGACGCTGATGCTCCCGGCTGGGTCGCTGAGATCAGCGACACTAATGGTGGTAAGGCCGTGCAGAAGTTCGGCAAGCCAGAGTTCGACGGACATGGCGTAGCTGATGCGGTAGCTGACGTGCAGACTGGTATCGCTGCTCTGGCTACTACTCTGGCCGCTATCGAGACCAAAGTCAATAGTCTTGTCGCACCACCAATGATTGGCTAAGATATGTTTTCATGGGAACGCTCGAAGGCTGAACAGCTACGAATAGTAGCGAATACTAAGAGTAATGACATAGTGGATTTGTTCCAGATAGCTATGCGTTCTCTTGACAAGAGTGTTCGACAGAAAGCATATCTGAAATTAGAGGAGATCTATAAGGCCGGGGCTGCAAACGCTAAGAACGCCAAACTGGCGATGGACTTCTCAGGTGTTAAGCCTGTCAACTTATCGTACCTACAGAAGAGAATAGGTTCTCTATGGCAGGGTACTGGTGGTGCGAAGGGTTGGTCAAAGTCGAGTACGGCAGGATATTTTCAAGAGGCTCTTGAGCAGGTATTTCTCGGTAAGGAACCTGAGTTCTTTGTTGCTCCGCAAGTACAAGATGCGCTCTCGAAATTTTATATGGAGGCAGGTCGGTTCCATAAGGACACTCTAACAGTCTATCGTGGTATAGCAGAAGGAACCCGAGAAACTGCCGTAGTGTCGTCCTGGACTACTGACCGTAAGGTAGCAGAACGATTTGCTGGCAGAACTGGAACAGTTCTCGAGAAGACCGTCAAAGGTAACGAAATTCTATTCTCCCATCAGTCCCACCCAAAGGCTTTGTCCAGACTCGCGAGAGAAAAGGAAGTCGTTCTCCTCGGGAAGAAAGCTATCGAAGCACGTACACCACCCGACATGGTACCACTGAATATAAACGAGCAGTGGTTTGATGCATTGATCCGACATCAGATCTATCTACTACGGGTGTCTGGTTCTGTTAGTAAAGATATCAACGGCCTGCTAAGCGCTACTGAGAAAGACATTGCTGCTAAGATACAAAACGCTCTGGCTGGTAAGACCAAGATGTCTCCCGCCAGAGTACGTAGGGCAGAAAGGCTGTTGAAGCAGCTGAAGGCTATTCGCTCAAGAGCTTGGGATAAGGCTGAACAGTTGTGGGTCGATTCTATGAGGGATCTCACAACACAAGAGGTGCAGTCAATGCAGAGGACGTTATCAACAATGGTCCCTGTTGAGTTGGACACTGTGTTACCGTCCTCTGCCAAGCTCAAATCTCTGGTTACGAACCGACCGTTCGAAGGGAAGATCCTACGCTCCTGGGCTAAGAACCATCGGCGATCAGATATCGAGCGAATAGAGGCACAGGTAAGAATTGGTTTGGTGCAGGGTGAGTCGGCTCAAGTCATTTCTCGGAGAGTTGTAGGAACTGCTAAACTTCGAGGTCGTAACGGTGTTACTCAAATTACTCGAAACAACGCCACGGCTCTTACTCGGACAGCAGTGAACCATTTTGGTAACGCAGCACGAGAGGAGTTCTTCTCTGAGAATAGTGATATATTCGACAAAGAGATCTTTGTTGCGACTCTTGACGGTAGAACCACACCAGTGTGTCGAGCCAACGACGGTAAGCGATTCCCGATAAACGAAGGGCCTATCCCTCCGCTTCACTTCAGTTGCCGATCTCTCCGAGCTGCGGAGATCAACGGAGAAGCTATCGGCGAGAGGCCGATGAAACCTGTTACCGAGAAGATGCTGCTTAGAGAATATGCCGAGCAGAACCAGCTGGGTCGGGTGGTCTCGAGAGCAGATCTGCCGCACGGTTGGAAAGGCAAGTTCGACAGTTTCGCTGGAAGAAGAGTACGGGAGATGGTCGGTAGAGTACCGGCCAAGATAACGTACCAGGACTGGCTCGGGCGACAGAGCGTGGTCTTCCAGGACGACGTTCTTGGTCGAACTCGGGGCAGACTGTTCAGGAGGGGAAATCTATCGTTAGACAAGTTCGTAGATCATAAGGGTAAGCAGATCCCGTTAGCTGACCTGGCTGACACCGAGGCGGCAGCATTCAGGGCTGCGGGTCTTAATCCTGCTGACTTCTGATTTGCCAGATGTTAGGTGGGACACTATAATTTATTCAGGCAAGCATGGCTTGCCAACAATATAAAACCGGCTGCATGGCAGCCAAGACCTCTGGGCGTGGATCCAGAGAGAAGGGAGCTATGAATGCTGCTCAGCGTAACACATGACAAAATCGATGACATCCCCGAACAGTATCGAGAACTCTATACCGAGCAGGATGGTAAGTTCGTCTTGACCGGTATCAGTGGGGTTAAGACCCAGACCGACGTGGATCGGGTACAGGAGGGGGCGAGGAAAGAGCGAGAGGAGCATAAGGCAACGAAGGCCAAGCTTCACGCCTGGGACGGGTTTGATGAGCCGGATAAGCTGCGTGAGCAGTTGGACCGGGTGGCTGAACTCGAGATAATGGCTAAGGGTAACAAGGAGGAGTTCGATTCCAAACTGGAGGAGCTTACCGAGGCTCGTGTTAAGTCGAGATTGGGTCCGGTAGAGAGGCAGAATAAGACCCTGACTGAACAGCTGGCAGAAGCCAAGACCCTGACTGAACAGCTGTTGGGCGAGAAGGTCCGACGGACTATTGGTGACAAGGTCAGTGACGCCTGCACCACAGCGAAGGTTCTTCCTGAGGCGCTGCCGGATATCAAGCTTCTGGCTAACCAGGTGTTCGAGGTAACGGATGACGGGGCTGTTCTTACGAAGGAGAATCCCTTCGGTGTTACTCCTGGACTGGCGCCGGATGTGTGGCTTTCCGAGATGCAGGAGAAACGTCCACACTGGTGGCCCAGGAGTACGGGTGGTGGGGCGACCGGGAGTGGTGGGCCTGGCGGTATGAAGGGAAACCCATGGTCGCACGACAACTGGAATCTTACCGAGCAGGGCAAATACATCAAGGAGCATGGTGTCGAGAAGGCTGAACAGATGGCAAAAGCAGCCAATACGACCATCGGAGGTCGGAAACCGGAACAGAAGAAGTCCTGACTTGTCGTATCATCAGGATTGAGGTATAGTAGGGGTGTAAGTCGCCTCGGCATGGACCGAGGCTCGGATTAGCTGGCCATGGTGCTCGGCTATCAGATGAAAGAGAGATTTATTTGATAAGGAGTAACAAATGGCAGCTGTACAAGTATCCGATGTAGTTGTCCCTTCGGTGTTCACACCATACACCCAGCAGCTCACAGAGGAGAAGGCTCGTCTTATCCAGAGCGGTGTGATGATTGCATCGCCCATCCTTAATCAGCTTCTGGCTGGTGGGGGTAAGACCTTTACTGTGCCGAGTTGGCTCGACCTCGACGCGAGCGATTCCACCGGAGCCGACAACGTGTCGTCCGACGACGTTGCTGATATCCAGGCCGCATCCTTCGAGAACGGCACCCCGACCGATGCCAATCGTGGTGATGCCACGCCGAAGAAGATCACCACCACGGAAGAGGTGGCCGCACGTCTGGTGCGAAACCAGAGTTGGAGTTCGACGGGTCTGGCTCGTGAGCTCGCAGGCTCCGATCCGATGGCCGCAATCGCTACCCGAGTGGCCTACTACTGGATCAGGCGTCTCCAGCGGATCTTCATCGCTACCTGGAACGGCGTCATCGCGGACAACCTGGCCGCGCCTTCTGGTGACGACACCCACACGCAGTACGACCTGATTAATGATATCAGCGGAAGCTCCTTCGTTGACGGTGTCACGAACTTCTCCGCTGAGGCATTTATCGATGCGGCTACGCTGATGG